AGGTTCAACATCGAATCTACATTCAAGAGGATTTTTTTGTAAAGATGTATATTTAGGACATTGTTTACGTTTTACTCTAGTAGGAATAATCCAACCCTTACTAAGCAAAAATATTCTATAATAAGAACAACCATTAACAATTTTAGTTTTAACAGTAGTTTTAATACCTAAACTCCTAGCTATATAAACAATGCCTGCTGTTATAGATTCAAGTTTTTGAATAATTTCAAAATTATGTTTTCTAGCATCATAATTACCATCGGTATCTATAATACCAGCAAGAAATTGCAAACGTGATTCTCTATCTGTACAAATGTAATCTTTAGGTATAAACTTATTATCTTTTACATTCATAGCTTCAAGAGCCATTTTAAACCAATTTCTAGAATCATCTTTTTTAGTAAGAGATATTCTCTTAGCAGTTTTATTTGTAGAATGATTATAGATATTACAGTTTAAATTATTATTATCTGCAAATTCTTTAATAGCATTAATAACTTCTACATCAGGATTAGTAAATCTAGCTCCACTTTTATCTCCATCACCTATCCATAATCCAAATATATAAGGATCTATTAAAACATTTTTATGAGTAAAATCAATACCATTTACTTTTTCAAGAGCATAGCATTCTCTCCATCGAGGATGTAAAGCTAAAGTATTAATATGATTAGGGGCAGTAACTAATTCTTCTCTAACTATATTACCATAAGCTTTACGATATATAGTTCTTATTGGATGTTTACTATTAACAATATGTTCTATACCATTTTCAGGTATAACTTTGTACATATTATCAATACCTCTAGTTGTAGCTAATACAGTTCTAGGTTTACTATCAGGTCCCATAAGAATATCTCCAACAACAATATCTTCAACATTCTTAATAGTTCCATCAAACATTATAAATCTAGTACCTTTCGCCACGCATTTTCCAGCCTCTTCAAAGTCAATCTCAATAGCTTTCTTACCTACAGCAGCAGATTCATTCTTACCTATAGCAACACTATAAAGATTAGAAAGCCAACCAAAATTCTTAAGACCTTTCGTGGATACACGATAACCCATAAGAATATCATCAATAGCTTCTGAAATGTAACCTCTTTTCCAAAACGTATGTTCTTCAAAATGATCAAGGCATTTCTTAGCCATAAATGTAGTAGCACCTTTATCAGTAAGATAAGCTAATTGATCGGCAGCAAGTGTAACAGTAACATTAGGAAATAAGTTTATAGTATTTGCAGCTTGACTACCACGTTTATAAGAGAAACCTTTACGACGAGCTTTAGCTTTAGTAAGATGAAATTTATTATTAGCAATAAACTCATCTATTTTGAAATTCCAATAATCACCATCCCAATAACGAGGAAAACCCATAACAGTTTCAACGTGTTCAGCACCTTCTCTTTTAAGCTTTTCTCTTTCTCTAGCGTTAGGTGTACGTTCAATTCTACCATAATTAAGATAAGTATAATGAGCCCCTGTAATACGCATAGGCTTAAGCAAAAGATCTCGCTCTTCATCAGTAGTAGCTTTATCGAAAAACTTAGGAATATCTTTATAATAAAGTTTAGCTTTTATAATAACACCTTTTTTACGTCTAGATGTTTCTCTTTGCCAAAATGATTCATAAGCGGGAGTACTAGGATCATAATCACAATAAGTACCATATTCATCAAAAGCATCAGCAGAACGAGAAAGTCTTTCGATATTAATAACAATGAAGTTAATATTCATAAGAATACCTCCAGAATTACCAAGAAGAAAATCATCATCTGGATCATATAAAGGCTTATTAGTAATATAACTAATGCCCTCTGATGCTTTAGGATATTTACTTTTATCTTCACAAAGATAATCTATAAAAGGAATATCTCCACGTTTATATCCCCATTTATTCTCAGGTGCAGCATTAATACCATCACAACTATTTTTCCAATAAGCGTGAATAAACATGAAGTTATCAATAGCATCTTGAGAAAATTCATATTTACTATTCATAACCTAATCAATTATATCTATACCGCTACCAACACCATTATCTATTTGATTATTAACATCCATAGAAGCAGCAAGCTCTTTACCTCCACGTACAATAGTTTTTCTAAGTTTAGACTTAATGTAATTATCTTCAGTTTCTTTAAGTTCTGCAATAAGTTTAGGAAGATCTTTACCCATCTTAGTAATCTCACGCATATAATTAAGCATACCTCCAATCTCATCCTTAGTAAAAGAATCTTTCTTTAGATCATTACGAAGATTTTGATTCATAACTGCCATTAAATCTTTACCAGCTTGAAGAGCATTGACAGTTTCAAAGAACATTTGACCAACATAATTTATATTATGCTCAATAAGCCAATTGATAGCATCAATCATATCTTTAGTAGGTTTAAAGTCAGAATTAAGTTGAGCAACTTCAATAGCATAATCAAAAGCCTTTTGATCTTTTAAACCATTACGATGAATATATCCGTCTTCATCAGCATAACAATCAATAAACTTAAATATCTTATACATTAGCTCTCTATCATTATGCCAATCATTATATATAGTAGCAAGAACAGGAACTTTAAGAATCTGTTCAATATTAAGAATAAGTTTAGAACCTTCAACTAACCATACGTGTAATGCCATAACCAATAGTTTTATCTGTTTTATTACGAGCAACAAAAAAGCCCGTACCAACTTAATGATACGGGCAAATATAAGAATTACTTCTTAAATACAAAATACAATAATAACAAAATAAAATCTTTATAGTAACTATTATTTTACCATATATTATTAGTAACTAAATTAATAGTTTCAGTTCCCACCATCGATACAATAATATATTCCTCTTTATCATCAGCACTACTATAAACATTACAGTTAACACTTAATGCTTTATTACCGGAACTTTCATCAGGAGTAACAGTTACAAATGATTTTTCATATATCAAGAATATTAATCGAATATGAAAAAGAATTTTATTTGTACAAGTGTAACTCAAATTCAAACTGTTTATTGTTCGTAGTAGTATTTAAACTCATAGGTATAGGAGAATCAGGATATTGAATAACTTGCAAAGCAAATTGATGTAAACTTAGATAATCAGCTGCATCATTTAAAACATATTCTTTACAATAATTAGGATGTTGAATAGTTTCTGCAATAGGTACTATATCATTACCAACAATCTGAACACCATCACCGGAATTAACGGTATTAACTCCCCTCCAAAATACTAATTTATGTTCTTCAAGAGTATAAGAATACGTAATCAAAGCTAAATCTCCCGAAGTACCTTTCTGTTTATTCATAAATAAAGCACCAGACAAACACCAATATTCTATAGTAATATCTGTAAATACAATATTTAAATTGAAATCTGCACCTGTAATACTAATAGATTTACTTGGATAAGCCATAACATTTGCTAAATTGTAAACTAGAGGACCTCTATCATCAGCAAAATATAAACAACTAAATCCAGTAATAACATTAGTTTTAGTTAAGAAAGAATTATAGAGATCTATTCTAATCTTTTGCATAGAAGCAAACTTACTAGCAACAGAAGTATCTCCATCTACAGATTGTACTCCAACAAAAAAGTTACTTGTATCTAATAAACCTTCTTTAGTTACATCATCTGCTAAAGCAATATTATTAACTTGCAACAATATAGTTCTAGTTCCACTAGCCGTAGCATCATTAATACAAGTACATTCAATAAGATTGTTACCCAATGCAATAACAAAAGTTTTATTTTTATATGAACCACCAGATTGTTTAACAGCTACAGTTTTTGATACACCCTCCCCAGATACAGTTAAAATAGTAGATCTTTCATCTCCACTATTTTGTCCACAAACAACATCAAAAGAACCATTATTAGATCCAGAGTCATTTGCAACTTCAACAAAATCTTTATTCATATCTTTAGTTTTACTTATTTATCAATAAAAGTTTCAAATTGTTTCATAAACAAAGCAATTTGAGTAGCATAAGCATCCACTACATATTCAATATCATTAGCATAATCTTCATTAGCTTGAACAAATAAACAGTGAACATACTCATGCCAAAAAGTTTGATTTTTAATAGAATCAGGAACAACAACACCTCTATCAGATTCTATAACATATATTCTACCAAGAACATGATCTGAAAGACCATATTGAATACCTTGAGTAGATTGATAAGATACTTCTTTCATATTATGAACAATATATCTTACATTACCTACATTAATTCTATCAGGATAAGGAGTATTATATTCCCATTCAAAAGTACTATCATCAAACCAATTCATAAAAAGCCAACTTAAATGAGCATAAGCAATATCATCTAAATGAGCTTGTTTACCATTAGGAAATTCTTTATTAAGATTAAGTTCATTAGCTATAATAATAAAGAATGCTCTAATAGCTTCTCTAAGTATAGCAGTTGAATCTAATGAATCATTAATTCTAACATTACGTTCATCAAAATCAATCTCAATACGATCAACATTAGCTCTAGCGAAAGTATAGTCAAAAGGTCCAATCTTTAAAACAACACCATCTACTTTCTCATTTAATTCAGTAGAATCAAAAGGATTACTAAAAACAGTTCTCATACTAAAATTAATAATACAATGAATATAACATTTAAACCAATAGAACAACTACCAATCTTAGACCAATTAGCAGAACGACGCATATACTTCTTAAGATCTTTAAGCATATCTTTATTACTCTTTTCAAGATCAGCAATAGATTGCTTATAAACGTTCGCTTGGTTTGTAAGAATATAAAGAGTATGCTTTAAATTATTAATAAGAGTATCTTGTCCAACAACAATATTCTTTAAAGATTTACACATAGCTGCATCATATTCTCCTTTTTTAAGTAGAATTGCAATCTTACGGTTATCTTCAAGAGTATATGTAATAACAGTATCTTTACAAACTTTCAATTCTCTGCCGTATATATTTAGAGATGCTATCATCAGAAATAATATAAATATCAGAGAAGTTTTCAATATCTTTTTCATACTTTATAATAGTTTTATTAGTATTAGCTTTAAGGCTATCTATAATACGTTCTTGCTTTATAGCATATTCCTTCAAAGCAGATATGACCCTATTAAAAGAATCCAGAGTATGATAAGGAATATTATTTGTATATATTCTTTCTTCTTCATTACATTGGATTACATTAGTAACTATTAGTAATAAAAAAAGGAGTGCTATTAACACTCCTCGAAAATTGACTTTCATAATCAATCGAAATCAGATATATTAACCAAAGTGTACGTAAATGAATTTCCATACATAGTAGCGGCTTTCTTAACAAGAGGAATAAACTTATCCTCATAATCACGAACTGATTCAAATACTTGACAACCTGCTGAATAAAGACCAATAGTATTAACTATTTTCCATTTAGAAGCACGATGTATATTAATACCACACATTTCAAAAGTAGGTTCACCGGAAATCTCAATATCACCATCTTTTCTAGTAATACGGAAAATAGGTAAAGGTTTAGCTTGAACTAAAGCATCATAATCACCTTTATGTTTACCTAACTTAAATGCACCTTGAAATTGTCCTTCATCAAGAATAGCACAACCTTTAGAATTAATAGGTTTAATTAAATTCATATCTGAAGGATCAGTGGTAATAGAATACCAATCATAAATCCATTTACCATTTAGATTAGGATGAGCTTCATTAGCTTTATAAAAAACTAGAAGAAGATCATTGAAATGCTTAGTATCAGTTATATCACATCTAATACCCCAAATATTAAGATTATAGTTACCTTTATCAAAAATAGTATAACCATAAGTCTTAGCAATCTTACGAAGAACATCAATATTGGTTTTAGCTATGATGTCATTATAAGTAATCAAAGCATTTGTAAGTTCACTCATTGTTACTTGATATTATAATTAAACAAATTTGTATTAGCTTTACGTTCTTTATTTAATTGAGCAAATCTGTAATCACAAATGGCTTTAACTTCTGCTTTAAGATATTTAATATCAACAAAAGTAATAACTTCTTCATGAGGCATATCATCTGGAATCATAGGATTTTCTACAGTTCTTATATGACAAAGCATATTACCAAGACACTTAAATCCCCATTGTTCAATCAAATAATCATACATACTTAATTGAAGAGAATAATGAATACCAGTTGAATCTTGAAGGTGATTAATAGGAAACAACATAGTTTCATTAGTGATAATATACTTATCTAAGTCAATAGTACCATCTGCTTTTTTTGCCCAATAACCACCTTCAAAACGAATAGGTGCTTTATTAGTTTTCCAATCAAGAATAAAGAACTCATCACCTTTAACAAATAAAATATCAACAAGACCTGAAATCAAATATTCTGGATGATAAACACCAATCTCAGCATAAATCTCAAATCCCATAGACACCATCTCACTTATAAAAGAATATATTTGAGGATACCTATCAGCAATACCTACAACTCTAAAATAATCAAGATCAAGTCTACCGTAACTATGAGTTCTTATAATATCATCAATCGTATAAATACGACCATTAATAAAACCATTTGCATTCAAATAGTAGTTATTACATCTTTTAACGCATTGTTCTAGGAAATTATGCTTTTCAGTTCCCTTAGCACAAGCCTTTTCAGTTTCAATTTTCCATTCAGCAAGAATCTGTTTAACAGTCTTACCTCTATATCGAATATATTTAGCGTAATTACGATGCGTAGGAGGAACAGGTCTACTGCCAATATTAGCACAAGCTTCAGCGATAGCTTTCCAATCCTTTTGTTCTACAAACTTACCAATAATTGTAGTCGTAGATATATACTCTCTATCAAGAGCATCTGTATATTTATGCTTTTCCTCGTCGAAGAATATCGGCAAGTCTCTGGGTATAATCTGCGTCATAAGCTGCTTTATCAGTAAGTTTAAGAAATCGTTTAGCACGAAGACGTTCATAGAATTTTCTATGACGTTCTTTCATATATTCATGATCAAGTGAAGTCATCTTATTAAAATCAAAACCACACTCAGCATAAATTTGATAAGTTTCAGGATGAATCCAATGACGACCAAAAGAAGGAACGTCTATATCTCTATCTACACGTTGCATTGCAGTAAGAACTGACATCCACTGACTATCAGCAATATCATTAAGAAAACGTTCAAAGTCTTCACGATTACGAACAAACGTAAGAAAATCTCTACACCAAATTTGTTCATCAGTATAACGTTCGATATAATTCTTACCACCTTTAACTTTATAATAGAATCTTGTAGGAGTTTTTCTTTTACTATCTACAATACCAACAATCTTTTCATATAACTTTGTAACTTGTAGAGGATATAAACGAGCACCTTTAGCCATAATAGAATAAACTTAATAAATCACACCACCAATTTGATTTAAATTGATAAGATTACATTCCCAAAACTCAACCTTACCATCTTCACCAATAATCATTTTAGAACGACTATTAAGAACAGGACGTCCATCAACAACTTTAATATTTCCTTCACCACCAAGAACATCAACAAGTTTATTTTCAAGATTAGTAATCTTAGAACTTAAAGCAACACCTTTAGCTCCATAAGACATATCAAGAATAACTTCATGTCCTAAAGAATCAATATCTGAATCTACCGGAAGAGCAATAACATAAATGGATTTAGGAACCTCTCTATCTACTTTTATAACATCAGTAACTTCAAGAGGTGACATTTTATATTTCATAGCAACAATAGCTCTACCACTAGATACTTGAATATTACAAAGAGAATGTTTAACATCACAAATATCATTAATGTTATAAGCTCCTGCTTGAATCTTAGCAATTTTAAGTTGAATTGAATCCATAGTTTAAATATTTACTTTATTAGATAATTCGGTTTAAGATTTATAACTTGAACATATTCATAAGCATATCCATTCATATATATTGTAGTAGTATAAACAACTTAGGAATTACTAGGAGTAACTGTAATCATAACTTTAAATTTAAAAGAACCTCGTTAATCAGAAGTGGTTTTGGTTGCACAAAGTGTTACAAGAATGATCTTAACAGAGAGGGCTTCTTCATAACGAGGTTCATACATGGCAAAAATTTATCCAAACTATTCACCAATAAATGCTTTCGTAAAAGTGGGATTACCCATAATAGCAGCGATGTCTTCAGTTACAGCTTTACTTAGTAACCCCACTTGAATATGAATAAAACTCGGATGAGCAAATGTATGAAATAATTTGATAATACAAGCGGTTGTTTGAATATATTTTTCTGAAACTAATATTTTTCTATTTTAGCAATAGTATTCATTAGAAATATCATTTGAAATACCGTCTTCACCTTGCCGCCATCCTATGCATTCACCACGAGATTCTACAAAAGCAATGCACACAATCAGCAAGAGCATCTTCAACACCTCTTTATTTATACGTGCGTACACGTACGTGCACTATGCGGAGCTTTGCAATATATACAAGAATTAATAAAGAAATAAATAAGAATAATAAAAGGAACATCTTCACCTACTCAATTTCTCGAAGCGTAATATGTATTTAATTATCCTCAAATAAACCTCATAATAACCTCTCTTACACTCCTACTCACTTCCCTCTAATATACCCCCTATAGTCCCCCTTTCTTTCTCCCTTCTCTCTCCCTCTCTTTCTCCCCTTCTTCTCTCCTTCTTCTCTCCTTTTCTAGTAACATCAGAGTTACTTAAAGTAACATTATATATATTTGTATCTCTATTATCTCTTTCTTTAGTAAGTACATTACACTTAGAGTTCCTCTAAGTATATATAGTAATAATAAGAATAACATTAAGTAAACTTAGAGTATATATAATAGCTCCGGCTCGACTGTCTGCAAGATTCATCGAAATATCAATAATATCTTTAATAATATTAATAACATAATTATTAACCTCTGCAATAATAGCGTTAATATGCGGAGCTTTATAGATTCCCGTATGAGGAACTATGTGGAGCTTTGCAGACCCCGGTAGGGAAGAAGGACTGGTAGCGCGCGGAGCATCTGTGGCAGCAATAGCTTTAATT